AACCTATGCTGAATACGTAACTAAGTTAGTTAAGGGCGAAGATGGTGCTAAGATTAACGCAGGCGCAGTGTTCCCATACGATGTGTTGAAGGGTGCTATCAACAAGTACGGTCGTGGTGCAATGACTAAGACTGAATTGGACGCAATGCAATCCCAATGGGATGCACTGCCAAACTTCATCGGTGACGCTAACGTATTGCCAATGGTTGATAGTTCAGGTTCTATGACTTGTAGTGCAGGTGGTTATGGTAGCAAGAGTACTTTGAGTTGTTTGAATGTTGCAATCTCATTGGGATTGTACTTTGCAGATAAGAACACTGGTAAGTTTAAGGACACGTTCCTAACTTTCAGTCGTACTCCAAAGCTGGTTACTCTACAGGGTAACATCAATCAAAAGATTGACCAAATGAACACTGGTGAAGTCGCTAACACTGACTTGAACAAGGCATTTGATTTGGTGCTTAAGACAGCAGTTGATAACAATGTTCCTCAAGCAGAAATGCCAGGTACTATCGTTATCTTCAGTGACATGCAATTTGATGCTGGAGTATCTCACGATGACTCCGCAATTGAAATGATTGCACGTAAGTACGAAGGTGCTGGTTACACAATCCCAAAGGTTGTGTTCTGGAACTTGAACGCCGCATACGGTAACAGTCCAGTTAAGTTTGACAAGAGTGGAGTTGCGCTAGTCTCAGGATTTAGCCCAGCAATTGCTCAAAGCATTCTGTCTGGTAACTTGGATGACTTCTCACCAGAAGCAATCATGTTGAAGACCGTTATGAAGGATCGTTACGATTTAGCGTAAGCTAAATAGTAGCAAAGCAGATGCCTGAGGGCATCTGTTTATATAAGTATACCATATCAGTACCCTGCCCGATAAGACAGGCTCTACTAAGCGAAAGAGATATTGTGTGCTTATATAAACACCCTAGATAAACATATCGCATATCATGGAGTTTACTAACTCCAAGTTCTTTATATATTAATACTTTTTAGCGCAACTAGGGTGTTCTTTTGCGCTTGACAATAAATCCCAAATCGTTTATAATACTATCAGGAGTTAAAAAATGCCTTGGATAGAAAATGTAGCCGCTAGTGACATGCCAATCAAGTTCCATCATGATGCTGGTGAGAACAGTATGTTGATAAGTATTGCTGATCCAGCAAGTTGGAGACCAACACCTGCACACAAGTTTAAGGAAATTCATAACTTTGAATTCTTAGACATTGAAAAAAATGACAAGTGTTTAGATGAATCTATGCGTTGTAGTCAGGAGCAAGCCAATGAGTTGGTAAGACTATTACAACATGCACTAGAAAACAGAATGAATGTTGTGGTTCATTGTTTTGCAGGTATATGTCGCAGTGGTGCAGTATGTGAATTAGGCGTGATGATGGGCTTTCAAGATACTGGAAGATTTCGTAGCCCTAACCTGCTAGTCAAGCATCGTATGATGAAGGCATTGGGTTGGACATATGATGAGAATGAAAAGCCAAACATTGATGATTGGCGTAACTTTAAGAATGATTTATAATGGAAAAATTAGTAGTTGATGGTAAGGTAGCAGTGTTGTATAGCCCTGGTTTTGGTGCTGGATGGTATACTTGGAATACTGAGTATCCTGAAATCTTATTTGATCCAGCTATCGTTAACATGGTGATAGAAAATCGGTTTGATGAATTAGAAACTTTTATGACACTAAAATATCCTAGCATATATTTGGGTGGGATGCGTGACTTAGAAGTTTTATGGATCAAAGAAGGTAGACTGTTTAGAATTGATGATTACGATGGTAACGAATCAATAGAATACAAAGATGAAGATGATGGTTGGTTTGTAGCGTAAAGGAAAATAATGTATAAGATAGAAGAAAAAGAATTTGCAACACTTGATTTGGCAATGTCACATGCTAAGGCATTGAATGTTTTTGTCACAATCAAGGGTACTGAGTTTGAGATTTGTGGTAAGTTTGGTGTTGATAGTGTTGCTGATGGTAAGTGCCCAGATGGTGTTGCTTACGATTGGAACAAGGCAAGTCGCATCGGACGAGTAAAGAAAGAACGAGTATGAAATTTGTATTGACAAGACAGCATTACGACATGAAACCAGATACTATTTGGTTTGATGCAGGTCCTGCTATCCCATCACTGTGGGAAGGTGAATCCAGAGTTGTAACTGCAATAGAAGGTGACAAAACTGAAGGATGTTTCAGAATCGTTCCAATAGATAAATTAAAAGTAATAGAAAGTACTACAACCCAAAGTTGACAATAAATTGTTTTGGGTATATAATACATGTATTGATTAAGGAGTTATTATGCCATCAGTATTTTTAGTAAGTGACACACATTTCGGACACATGGGTGTCTGTAAGTTCACCCGTGACGATGGCGTAACAAAATTGCGCCCCTGGACTGATCCAGATGAAATGGATGAGGCTATGGTTAAAGCATGGAACGAAACTGTCAAGCCTTCTGATAAAGTATATCACTTAGGTGATGTAGTTATCAATCGTAAAGCATTGAAGACCTTACATCGTTTGAATGGGGATAAGGTATTGATTCGTGGCAATCATGACATTTTCCGTGACGAGGAATATCGTGAACACTTTCGTGAATTGCGAGCTTATCATGTTATGAACGGTATGATATTGAGTCATATCCCTGTACATGAAGAAAGTTTGGGACGTTTTGGAGTCAACATTCATGGTCATTTGCACAGTAATCGTGTTAAGAAGCCTCGAGGGTATGACGTTAAGACCGGTACTATGTTGTACAGTGATGAAATTGATCCAAGATATCATTGCGTATGCGTAGAACAAACAGACTTTCGTCCTATCTTGTTTGAAGATGTAATGAAACGCATCAAAGACGAGGGCGGGGAAGTAGGATTTAAGCAAGGCAACGGACCTGCAATGTAATAGAACTTAAAGGGGCTTAGGCCCCTTTTTTTACGGCTATACAGGTCTTATTTATTTGTAAGGTAGCGTCCATTGTATCTAGTATTGTGACGGTTTTGTGATATACTAAATATGTTATGAGCAAAATTTTATTAACATTACTTTTCTTACCACTGTTTGCATTTGCAGAGGCTAACACAGTAGTTTACAATGTAACAAATGATACAGTGATTAGAGGTTCACTTGACCACGAACAAGTAAGCATTGCTAGCATTAGTAAATTAATGACTGTTTACACAGTCTTGAATGCAGACCAAGATTTGACTGAGAATCTACGTGTAGTTAGTCCTAGGACCACAAACACTAGGTTGGTTAAAGGCATGACATTGTCCAGACTTGAACTAATTGAACTATCACTTATCAGTAGTGATAACTTGGCATCTATTACCTTAGCAGAAAACTATCCCGGTGGTAAAGATATGTTTATTCACAAAATGAATGAGAATGCCAAAATTTTAAAAATGTATGATACGAAATTTGTAGATCCTACTGGATTAAGTTCGTTAAATTTTAGTAGCATCCGAGATATTGTAACATTAACTAAAACAGTAAGTCAATATGATATTGTTAAAACATCAGCAATGACCCCGGCAAGTTATGTTACTGCTACTAAAAATAGAAACGTCATTAAAAAGAAAAATAAAAAGAAACGTCACGTTAAACAACCTAAGAAGGCTAGTCAAAGTTCTACAGTAACTACAAGAATTCATACACATCCGACAAGCACGTATTTTGGTCATGAGGGTATATTTACAATAAAAACTGGATTCACTAATGCAGCCGGTTTTTGTATCACAATGTTAGTTGTTGCTAATGAACAAGTATATAATATAACTGTGCTAGGTGCCAAAACCAAAAAAGAACGACAACGGTATGTTGAAAAAAGTTTAAAAATAATCAATGCTTAACATAAGATATTTTTATCAAAACAACAAACGTAGTTATAAACATGAATCTATCATTGATTCATTTGCAGAAGCCATAAGCCAAGTAATTGAATTACCTCCTTTACTTGAAGTTTGTTTATATGACTTGGGTAAGAATGTTTATGGTGGGATTGATATGTTACGTATCAATAGAATAGGTATAAACTTAGATGTACCTTTAGATGAGTTACCAAAGATTCTTGCACATGAGTTAGTGCATGTACATCAAAAACACAAAGGCACACTTAAAATCAAACACAATGGCAACTGCTATTGGCATGGCATATTGATTACAACAAAACTCCCTGATGATATGCCTTATGAAGAATATATGAACCTTCCTTGGGAAATGGATGCTTACGATAAGCAAACAAAAGTACTACAACAGGCATTAGACATTCTTACAACAAGTAATTGACAATAAATCAGATTGGGTATACAATAGCATCTTATTCACTTGAAAGGGCCAATTATGTCTTACGATATTGATATGTTTGTGAACACTAACAAAGCGTTTGTGACTTTCATGGACCAGTCTGATGAAGAACTGTCTCAATCTAATTTTGAGAAACTTGTTAACTTTGATAAAGTTAATACTAATGCATACCCTGTGCTTGTTTATGAATTGAATACTAAAGCAGTAGCTTGGTACGACATTGAAATGTTCATGGGATATGTAGAGTAAAGTAGTATACCCAATAGTTGACAATAAATCACATTGGGTATATAATACTTACATGAACTCGAAAATCACCCGCAAACGCAGAACAGACCGCAATCAAGTGATATATTACATTCAAGATACTGTAACACTTGAGTATTACATTGGTCTGACTGCTGTTTGCTACGCAGGTAATGTTCGCAAGACATTGACACGCCGCATGCAAAAACACATGCAACGTGCCGTGACTGAGAACAAAGATTGGGGTTTGTCACGTGCCTTGCGTGAACAAGGTGCCGAGCGTTTTGTATTCGGCGTTGTTGAAATTGTACGAGGCAAGCGTCCTGCTCATGCACGTGAGACAGAATTGATTAACACATTGCAACCAGCATTAAACACATTCGGAGTAAAATAATGAACGAGCGAATTGAGACACTGGCAAAGGCTGCTGGCTATGACATGATAAACAAGGCGGCGATGAGAGCCCTTGGATTTGATGTAGAAAAGTTCGCCGAGTTGATTGTTCTTAAATGTGCTGATATTATCAATCATCGTGCTGACACATGCAGTGATTGGTTAGATAGTGTCAAGGCAAATGAAGCAGTCCGTGAAGGACAAAGAGAGTGT